TTATCATCATCATTATTATCATCATTATCATCATTATCATTATCATCATTATCATTATCATCATTATTATTACTATAATTTGATATAGTAATATTTAATAAATCATACCTGCAAAAAGGACAGGTTGTATGATTATCTAACCAAGTATCAATACAATTAATATGAAAAATATGATTACAATTACGAATAATACGACAAATACTAGTATCTATAAAAGTCAATTGACAAATTGAACACATATCATTCATGTTCTTTTCATTATTATTATTTGTTTCATTATTAGTATTATTATTTAAACTATCACAATATCTAGAAACATTTGTTATTAAATTTATTTTAGATAATGGAATACCTTCTTCTTCAAGTGTAAAATCATTATTACTAGTTGATGTTATTGTTCCTACATATCCTTGTACTATTGTTCCAATACCATTATTTATTTCAAAATTATATGCTATATTTGGTATATTTGACATATCTGGTATATCAGGAATATCAGGAATATCTGGTATATTATTTATAACTTCACTTAAAATATTATTTATATTTAAATTTGAAGTGTTATTAAAAGGTAAATTAGAAGTTAAATTATTTCTAAATACATTATTATTTGATATAGAATTTTGAGTTTGTGTAGGTATAGTATATAAATGATTTCTATTTATAGACAATTGTGGGTCAGTTGGAAAAGTATATGGGACTGGTGTAGAAATAAATGGTCTTCTTAGGTAAATAGGTTCATTATTAGTATTCATAGTATTAGGTACAGAATTAAATAAATTATAACTATAATTCATTGGATTTGAATTTGTAAATAAACTATTAGGTTGATTATTTTGATTATTTTGATTATTTTGATTATTTTGATTATTTTGATTATTTTGATTATTTTGATTATTTTGATTAGTATTATAATAATTATTATTAAACATATATTGGTGTTGAGGATAATTATATATTTCTCTATATAAATTATAAGGAATATAATGTCTTTCTAAAATAATACAATTTTCAACATTATTATTTATAGAATTATTATTAGTATTAGTATTAGGAATACTATTAGGAACACTATTATGAACACTATTAGGAACACTATTATTATTAAAAGTATTCATAATATAAATTATTCGTAATAGTTTTATGTATTTTATCTTTTAAAATATAAAATATTTATAGTTTTAACTTATTAATTTTATAAAATTAATAAATATAAAACTATTACAAATAAATTATATAATGAATTAATAAAAAATTGATTTATAAGTTAAATGATTTAAACTATTATATTAATAATTACTAATATTTATAACTAATATATAAATAAAATGAATAAATGTAGAGGAATTATTAATCCTGGAAATTATTGTTATTTAAATTCGGCATTACAATGTTTAGCATCTAGTCCCTTTATTTTAAAGTTTATAAATGAATACATTGTACATGATAATGATATTATTAATACTATAAAAAAATATAATTTAAGCACTTTTAAAGTAAATCAAATAAATTTAGAAGCTGATAAATTATTAAAGAATAAAGATACTTTAACTATCCCTGAAAAAGATATAGAAATATTAAACTATATAAGTAAAAATAGTTATCTCTTATTTCACTATTTAGTATTTAAAGAAATAATATTTAATTTAAATAATAATAACCCTCAAGTAGTAAATAATAAACAATTTATTACTATTAATAGAGAAATAGCTGAACATTTTAATTTTGAAGAATTATTTAATGGTGACCAGAATGACCCTCATGAATTAATATTATATTTACTTGATAAATTACACGATGCTAAAAAAAGTAAAATAAATATTAGTAAAAATAAAGATAATTATAATTATTTAGATGATTATACTAAATTATATTTAAATAATAATACTAAATTATATGAAAATAATTATTCATTGTTTGTAAAAAATTTTTATTATCAAATATTATCTTGTATCCAATGTAATCAATGTAAAACAATTACAAATAATATATCTCCTAGTGATATTTTATGTATATCTATACCAGATGACCTAATAACTAAAAAAAATAGTCCTCTAGACAATTCTTTACCAACAAAAGAAATATCTATTTATGATTGTTTAAATAATATGTTTAAAATTGAATCAATTGATTACAAATGTGAAAAATGTGAAAATATGAAAAATAATAAAATAGAAAAAAAAATTATGAATATACCAAAAACATTAATAATGAAAATTAAAAAATATTATAATATTGACAATAGATTGATTAAAAATAATCAAGCCATTAAATATCCACCTATATTAGATATTCAACCTTATATTATTGGAAATGAAAGTGTTAAATATGAACTCTATGCTATTATAAATCATGTAGGTTTTATAAATTCAGGACATTATTATTCTTATGTAAAAAAATACAATACTAAAACTAATACATTTTTCAATCAATGGAATTGTTGTAATGATTCTAATGTTTCAACAATTACAAATGAAGAAGCATTAAATTCTGAAAATGCGTTTATGTTATATTATCATTATATAGATAATTAATTGTTTATTTTTTTTTCATTTCTATTTTATTTTTTTATTTTTATTTTATTTTTAAAAAATAAAATCTATGTCTAAATTAAAATATAGTTAATTAATAATTATTTAATAAATAATATCTAATAAAATAATATCTAAGTATAAATAAAAAATGTATCCTCAATTAACTGGAGAACCTAATTTTATATTAATCGGTGTTGCTGCCGTTTTTGGCTTAATAATAATTGTATTAATGTACTATAGTATTTCTTTTAAAAATGAAAGAATTTCTAGAATGCCTTCTAAAACACAAGTCGCTCAAGTAAAAAATGAAAACAAAATGAATACGCTTCCCTTTGCGGTTGATAATCAAGGTTATTATTCAGCAGTTGATGCGGAAACCCAATTATCTACCTCGACTGATAAAGTAAGTAATTCTAATATTAACCAAGTGTTTAATGTAAGAGAAAATATTTATACTCTGGATGATGCCCCCGCAGTATGTGGTGCTTTAGGTGCTGATTTAGCATCTATAAAACAATTAATATCAGCACATAAAAATGGTGCTGACTGGTGTAATGTAGGTTGGACTAAAGATGGTTTAGCAGCTTATCCAATACAACACTCTACATGGAAAACTCTTCAAGATAATAATCCTAATACACGTAATATTTGCGGTAAGCCAGGTATTAACTTAAGTCGTAATGACCCTAATCTTTTATATGGTGTTAATTGCTATGGTGTTAAACCAGAAGCTAAAGGTAATGAAATTGTAAAAGATGTTATTATGAGTGATAAACAAAGAATATTACAAAGCCAAATAGCCCACTTTCAAAAAAATATTAAATCTATTGGCATATCCCCTTTTAGTCAAAATAAATGGAGTGCTTAATTCTTTTTATATTTTCTAACTTTAGTTTTTCTAGTATTTTTTATCTTAGTTTGTTTATTAGATTTAAGTTTTATACCACAATTACATTTTTGTTTTGTAAATGTTAAATTATTCATAGTTATTAAATCTTTCATTTTTATTAAATGTTTTATTATTTATTATAAGTATAATTTAATATATACATATATTTTAAATAATATATATACATATATTTTAAATAATATATTAAAATGGCTATAAAGAAAACTAAGAACAAAAAAAATACAAAGAAAAGAAAGTCTTATAAGAAGATAACTAATACAAAAAAGTCTTCTATAAAAACTGAGATTGAAAAAAAATTAAATATTAAAGATTTATTTGATGGAACAGAAAAAAGATTATACATTATTTATAATAAAAAAAAATATGGATATTTCACATTATACAATAATGAATTAATATATAATGGTGAAAGGAAAACACACCCAAAAACTAGAGATGATAAAAATTGTATAAACATTAGGTTTTATAAAAAAACATTTAAAGATAACAAATTTGAAAATGCAAATTTATCAAATTTTTTCTACGACATAAAAACTGAGAAATGTATTACAAAGAATAATATAAAACCTATTGATATGTTTCCATTATTTGATATATTTATACAAGAATTAAAAATAAAGAAATTTTCATTGTTTGATGCATCAACATTACATTTAAAGTATTGTGATTATCAACTGGGAGTTTTAGGATTGATAGAAAAAAATTATACATATTATAATAAATTTGGATTTTTTCTAGAAATACAAGACAAAATTAAAATATCTAAAAAAGGTGTGAATATTAAGAAATCAAAGAAATCAAAGAAATCAAAGAAATCAAAGAAATCAAAGAAAACAAAGAAAACAAAGAAAACAGAGAAATCAGAGAAATCAGATAAAACAAAGAAACAAATTCGTATTGAACTAGAAAAAAAACTATTACATCCAATGATAAAAACTACATCTTTATTATTAAAAAGTGTTAATAAGATACAATCTATGAAATTAAATAAACTATTAAAAATATTAAATTATTATCATTATAAAGAATTAGATAATTATTCTATAATAAAATCAAAGGAGATATTATTTAATAATTTAAATATAAATATATCTTCACGTATCAAAGAAATTATAGAAATTTACAATGAATCAAATGAAAATAATCACTATAAATATTCTTATAATCAATTATTAAATTTAACTATAAAAGAATTATTAAAAGATTTTATATTATTTTTTTGTAACAATAAAAAAGATAATTTCAAATATACAGAAAAAGTTTATTATATTACAAAAGCAATAAAATCATTTATTAGTGTAAATAAACTAAACAAATATGGTTCTGAATATAATAAATTATATTATTATGGTAATAATGGTATAAATAAAATGACATCATTTGATAGTGAAACAAACAAATTTATAATAAAAGACTGTCCTAAATATAAACTATCTATAACTAAAGATACAAAAACAAATATTTTTAATATTGTTATAAATGATATATAAAATAAGTATATTATTGATATCATAGGTTTCTGTTTTGATTTAGGGTAAATTCTTTTTATATTTTCTAACTTTAGTTTTTCTAGTATTTTTTATCTTAGTTTGTTTAGTAGATTTAAGTTTTATACAACAATTACATTTTTGTTTTGTAAATGTTAAATTAGTCATAGTTATTAAATCTTTCATTTTTATTAAATGTTTTATTATTTATTATAATGGGCTTATCCTCTAATAAATAAGACTGGTTTATATATTAGGCTTATCCTTAAATAAACACATCAGTTTATTTAAGGATATGCCTAACCTATTATTTTCTATTATCTAGATATAAATATTAAAATATATTAAAAAATATCATAAAGATTAAAAAAATTAAAAAATAGTTAAAAATAAAATTTATACATCCATTATATTTTCAGTATTTTTAGTTATGATAATATATTTTTTAATAAATTGATAAAAATAACTAAACATATTTTGTGTATTTACATTTATATTAGTTTCATTAAACATATTAATACCATTATCTAGAGAATCATCTTTCATTTTATTATATAAATTTATAAATGGCGTCATATCACTTGTATCGTTATTCATTTTAAATAATATTTTAAAATAATAATTATTTTTATATCATAATTAATTTATATATCTATAATGATAATATGTTTAAACCGCATAATTTACATTTTATCAATTATTTATTATAATAATAATCTTTTTTATTACTTAATAAATACATTAAACTAATAAATTTACCTAACAATACACGTTCGTTTGTTTTTAACCCAAAATTATTATATTTTACCCATTTCATTAATTGTTCAAATAATTTAACACAATAATCATAATGATAATAATTATCATCAATTTTATAGGTAAGCCATTTCATACAATACTTTTTATTATAAATATTAATATGTCTAGGTTTAACACAAAAATCAGGATTATATAATATAGTCTCTGTATTAGATGTATTATCTATATTATTACTTGATAAATTATATGTTTTTTCATTATATTTCTTATATTTATTATTTTTTTCTTCTTTTTGTTTTTTTTTATAATTATAATCATTAATAAATTGTTGTTCTTTATATTCTTCTGTAGTAATACTATCTATATTATTATTATTATTATTATTATTAATATTATACTCATACTGTGTATTAGTATTTACAGTAGTATTAATAATTTCATCATTATTAGTTATTCTAACAATAGAACTATAAGACATTTTTATATATAGTTTATAATTTATAGGTTAATTATTATTTAATTTTGAAAATAACTCATTATACACTATTATAATATATACTATATTAAATAACTAAAGAAAAAACGTATTAAACTAAGTTTTTAGTAAAAACTTAACTAAAAATAAGTTTAAAAACTTAACTAAAAATAAATAAAACTTATTTTTCTAATTATGGTAGCATTTAGGCTATCTAGAGTTTAGTTAAGTTTTGGTAAAACTTAGTTTTGGTAAAACTTAAAAACTTAGTTAGTAAAAGCCAAACCTGCCATACCACTCATAATACGTAAAACATTATAATTAGTTGCGTAAATACGGCATTTAGCTGTATCAGCACTAGCATCGTGTTTTACATACGTACTTGCTGTAATTGTTAATAATAATTGACCTATATCAATTCTTGAAAAATTACAAGTTCCACTTGGTTGATGTTCTTCAGGTTTAAAAGCAAATGAATATACATTAATACCTATTGCGGGACAATTTTCGTGGCATTCTTGAGGTATAACTGTATTAAAATAACGTCCTTCTCTTTGCGACAAACGGTCGTGTCCATTTAATTGTAATTTTGCTAATGATGTTGGATTTTCTCCTGAATCAAAAACTGGTAATCTAGAATTCCAAGCGTGTGATGATATATTAGAAGTAGTTCCAAATAAATCATCAAAATTTAAAGCTGAAATATTTTTTCCAGACTCACCAAATTTGCCAGCAGTTGCTACACTTCCATTTGCAGTTCCACTTAAAGGCATACTAGAATACCAATTACCTACATTAAAAGCAGCAGTTCCTATACCACCACCCAATGGGTCTTGAGGTGTCCCTGAAAAATAAGTATAATCAATCGCATCTGTAAAATTAAACCATTGCTTACCACCATAATCATTCATTGTTGTTGTATCTATTAAACTGTCTTTTTGTATAGTCCAGATGACTTCTTTTACTGGATGATTAAAAGCCAGTTTTAACTGTTCTACTGTGCTATTTATAGGCATATCACCATTATATTGTAATTGTTCTATTAAATATTCATGACTTGCTTGAGCAAACCGACGTCTTTCATCCGTATCTAAATAAATATAATCTACCCATAAACTTACATCTGTTAAATCACCAGGAACTCTTGCTGTTCCAGAAGACCAATAACAATCAGAAACATTGGCTAATTGTAAATTTAATTTAATATCATGATATTGTAGTGCAATTAAAGGTAGAGCAAGACCAACATTGCGATTAAACCAAAATCGTAATGGCACATATAAAGTAATTGCTTTGGTAGCATCTGTAGATGATTGAACTAATTTAGGAACATTTCCAACCATAGTAGAATACCCAGCTTGATGTCCTGATGTTTGTGTTAATTCATTCCAAATATGTAGCCAATGACCATAATGTTTATCTATTTTTTGACCTCCTATTTCTATTTCTGCTTGTTGAACTATAATATGACCTAACCAATTTAACCAACGAAATTGATCTGTTCCATTAGAAGCAACACTAGGTAAAGTAATTGTAATATACATTCTATGTAATAAATCACCATTACGTGCTATTGTTGCTGAAACACTTTTACCCCAATTTGCGATACCATTAAAAACTTGTTGAATAGGTTCTACTGAAAAATTTGTATGTCTTCTATACACTACTTTAAAAAATGTTATTTGTGGGTTCCCTGTTAAATATACATCTTGAGAACCATAGGCTACTAGTTGCATTAATCCTCCACCCATTTTTATTTATGTTTTTTTATTTTATTATTTATTATTTATTATTTATATTATTTATTATTTATTTAAATAAATAGGCTTTTACTACTTTTTAGTAATATTTTATTTTTTTATAAATAAACTATATATATTTATACCATTTTTATTTTATATAGTTATATTTATATTTTATATATTTTTTATTTTTATGTAAAAATATTACATAACTAAATAACTAAATAATTAAAATAAAAAATTAAAAAGTACTATGCTTAACGAAACTATATTAAAACTAAAATTATAATTTATTAAATTAGTTTTAATTAGTTTTAATTATTATTTTCATAAGTTGTATTTATATGTAATTTTAAAGATGTTTCATATTTATAAGGTTTTACTGTCTCAACAGGTAAATGTTCTACAAAATCTAAATGATATATTTTAATTTTATCATTTATTATTTTAAAAATATTATTATTTTTTGTTGTTTTTATTATTTTATTTAATTTTTCAAATGTTGTTGGATTTACATTTGATATAGTATCATCTAATATAGTTTCTATTTTTTTTATTTTAAATTTTAAATTTCTAGGTAATAAATATTCAAATTCATCATAAATACTTAAACTAATTTTTGATTTCATTTGTTTTTTTTGTATTGTAAAAAAAGGAACATATATATACGGAATATCTTTTAATCCATATAAAACATATAAACAGCATATAACTTTATTTTTATTTATTTTATTACCCATAAATTTTTTAGAAACATCAATATTAGTGCTTGATGATGTAAATGAATTAAAAATAACAGTATCTCCTATTTTACTTTTTGGTGTAGTATATGTATTTTCAGTTGTTCCACGAAATAATACTTCTTTACCATTTAATTTTGATATATCTTTATTTATAAATAATTTATCTAAAATAGTTATATTTTTTATAATTTTATTATTTACATATAATTCTATATATCTAGGTAATTTTTCAATATTTATATTTTTAAAATTAAAAAGATGTTTAGTATTATTAGAATATAATTTTTCTATAGTATTGCTAAATTTCCATTTATTTATAAATAATTCATTTAATTTATTATTATTATATAAATATTTATTTATATCAATATAACCAATACCTTTATAAAATTGTAGTGTATCCTTTTCTATTTTAGATATATTTTTATAAAATTTGTTAAAATTTTTTATATTACTAAATGTTGTCAAAACTTTTTTAGTAGAATTATATTTACGAAATGTATTTATTGTTCGTTTTTTAGTAATTGATCTCATTATTTAGAGAGTTGCGTATTTTAAATGCCGGTTTTAATTTTTATAAACGAGTGTGTTTATAAATTGATACACCCAAAAAGAGATTTTAAAAGCCTTGAACTTATATGACGGTTATTATATTTAAAATAGATATTTATTTTTAATTATTTAATTAAATTAAATAATTAATTTCAAACTATATTTCAATATTACATTAAATATATACTATATAATAACTGTTATGTTCTTTTATTATTGACTTGCTTCCTAGTATATGTGGTTTTCCTTCTGTCATATAAACATAATTTTATTTTCAAAATAAACTTTAAACTACATTATATTTAATTAGTAATACACTATAAAAAACAAACTACACTTATTTATTAGAGGATAATCCCATTATATATTTTTTCTTTTAATTTTAGTAAATAAAAAATTGATTTTTAATTATAAATTATGATTTATTACAAAACACATTTTAAACTTATACTCTAAAGTTTAAATTATTTAAGTTTTAAAACAACTTTCATTCAAAATGGATAACTCTAGTACTCATGAATCTAAAATTCAGAAAGAACAGATTGAACTAAAAGACCTTATTTATACTAATAAAATCAGTGAAGAAGAATATAATAAAAAAAAAGATGATTATACAGAAAAGGCCCTGAAAGAATTGAGAGAACAAATGAAAACATTTGAAAAACCTAAAGAGAATAAAGAAGAAAATAAAAAAAGTAAATCAGCATTAAAAATTATTAATACTGAAAAAAAAATTAATATAGATATTATAAAAATTAATAATAATGGTGATGATAATGATGATAATGATAATGGTAATGATAATGGTGATGATAATGATGATAATGATAATGGTAATGATAATGGTAATGATGGAAGCGAAAGCGATTATTACAATAATTTAGATAATTCTAAAGCATCTATTAATTTAATCGTCCAACACGTTGAAAATAAGCAAAAGAAACGTAAAGTATCTCACCAACACTCTAAAAATCAAGATATATCAATGAGTGATAGTATTTACGCACAACATGAAGTTGATATGCAAACAATTCAATTGCTTAAAGATAAAATGAATGAATTAAAGATTGAAAATGCTGATTTAGATTCTAAAAAACATTATTTAATACTTGATTTAAATAATGTACAATGTGAAGTTACTGATTTAAAAAAACAAGTTTCTTATTTAAAAGATCAATTAATTAGTCATAAACAATGTATTAAAAAAATGAAAAAATATGATGATTATTTAGCGCAAATGTTAAAATCAGTTGTTATTTTCATTTTAATTATATTATTACTTTTATATTTATATTAAATTTGTATATTAAATTTGTATATTAAATTTGTACCATTATAAACTATACATTTTAACTTTTTATTTTTTTTATTAATTATAATATTTTATTATTTAATAGTATTTTTATTAATAGTTTTATTTATTAATAGTATTTTTATTAATAGTATTTTTATTAATATATATATAAAATTAAATATATAAAAATAAAATAACTATATAAATAATAATAACGTAATTAAATAATTAAATAATAAAATTAATAAACTATATATAAAATGAATTTAGAAAAAGACACGTGGGATGTTATTAATTCATATTTTAAACATACACCTAATCCTTTAGTAAGACATCATATAGACAGTTATAATGATTTTATACAACATAAAATACCTCTTATATTTCAAAATTTAACAAAAAATCCTCCATTCGTTTTAATAGATACTAATGATAATACTATTATATATGAAATAAAAATTTATTATGGTGGTAAAAACAGTAATAAATATTCATTTAAAAAACCAACAATTAAATCATTTCCTTCTGGAGAAATTAGACAACTTTTTCCAAATGAAGCAAGACTTAAAAATATGACTTATGGTTCTGATTTTTTTTATTCAATAGATATTGAATATACTATTAAAAAAGATGGGAAACCAATAGTAGGATTTGAAAAGGTACTTATGACTAATGAACCATTTTTAAATAATATATATTTAGGTAATATTCCTATTATGTTAAAATCAGATTTATGTATTTTAAAAGGACATTACGATGAATTATTAACACAAATGGGTGAAGATCCTTATGATTTAGGAGGGTATTTTATTATTGATGGAGCAGAAAAAACTATTGTATCTCAAGAACGTAAGGCTGAAAATATTATATTTTTAGAAACTCTTCCTATTCCTAAAGAACTAAATAAAATACCTAAATATACACATAGAGCAGAGATTAAATGCGTAAGTGATGAAGCATTTGCTCGTGCTAGAACTGTTAAAGTTGAAATTGAAAAAAAAGGCACAATTACAGTAAGATTAGGTCAAAGCACACCTTTCTTATTACCTAATAAAAATCGTGATATACCACTCTTTATTATGTTTAGAGCATTAGGTGTAGAAACAGATAAACAAATATTAGAATATATTGTAGGAAATATTGATAGTAATGATATACTTACTAATCAATTATTAGAATTACTACGTCCTAGTATCCTTGATGAATTTATTTTAGAAGAAGAAATTTATAATAAAGAAAGTGCTGAATTATATTTAACAAAATTTTCAAAAAAAACAACAGATAAAGATACTAAAGATGAAAATACAACATTAAATTTAGGAGAGACACGTAATAAATTTCCTAAATTAAGTTATTTATATAATGATTTAAAAGATGTATTTTTTCCTCATATTGCAGAATTAGGTAATTTAAATAAAAATAAAGCCTATTATTTAGGTTATGTTACAAGAAAACTCCTTTTATTACGTTTAGGTATTGAAAAAGATACTGACCGTGACAATTTTGTAAATAAACGTATAGATTTATCGGGTTTTTTAATGTCTACTTTATTTCGTGATGCTTTTGAACAAGTTCATTATAATGCTAGAGTTAGAGTAAATGAAACATATACTTTTAATAATACTGAATTTAGTGGAGAGGATATTTTAAAAATTATTAATGAATCTAATATTGATAAGATTTATAGTGTTGAAAAATTTACTAAACATTTTAATGGACAACTTAAAATAGGAAACATTGGTCAAAAAAAAGGTGTTGTTCAACAATTAGATAGAGAAACCCGTAATTTAACTATTGCTCATCTTAGAAGAATAATTGATAATGTTGGTGATAGTGGTGATGTATCTCTATCAAGACGCGGATTACATGCTACTCAATATGGTTGTGTTTGTCCATCAGATACACCAGAAGGACAAAAAGTAGGTTTAACTAAAGGTCTTGCTATTATAGCACATATCACATTTGGGTCTAAATCTAGTCCTATTGTAAATTTTTGTATAAAAAATGGTGTAGAATTATTAGATGACTTTTTACCTACAGAATTAACAAAATTAACCAAAGTTATTATAAACGGTCATTGGTTTGGATGTCATCGTAATCCAGAATTATTCTTATTATTATTTAAGTCTTATAGAAGAAATGGATTAATTAATATTTTTAATAGTATTTCTTGGGAAAGAAGTAATAATGAAATAAAAATATATGCTGATGGAGGACGTTTTATAAGACCTTTATATATAATTGAAAAAAATAATATATTATTACAACCTCATCATATTACTAAATTAAAAGAAGAAACACTTATTTTTAAAGATTTTTTAACTGGTTTTGCAAAAAGAAAAGAAGAATATGATTTTTATAGCAACGATGTAAAAGATATTAGTCATATCGGTTTAGACAAGCAATCAACTATGACTACAATGGATACTATTAAAAAATTAAAAGAAACACAGTGTATTATTGAATATATTGATTCTGAAGAATTAAATACGACATTATTATCTATTGGTTTTAATATTTCTCATACATCTTTACAAACATATACACACGTTGAATTACATCCTAGTATGATACTTAGTTTTAATGTTCATTTATTACCATTTATGCAATATAGTTCAGGACCTCGTGTTATTTTTTCAAGTAAGCACGTAAAACAAGGTATATCAACGTATGCTATGAATTTTAATAATCGTATTGATAATGCGTCTTATATTCTCAATTATCCTGAAAAACCTTTAATAACAACAAGATTTAATAATATCATTGGTAATGAAAAATTAGGATATGGTCAAAATGTATTTGTTGCTGTTGTAAAATATAATTACAATCAAGAAGATGCTATGGTAGCAAATCAATCTTCTATGGATATGGGATTATTTGGAACAAGTCATTATAAGCGTTATGCTGATAATGAACTTATTGACCATGAGACTGGAGAAGAACATCATTTGTATAATCCATTGTATAAAAATGAAATAGATACTTATCCTACAGATGAACAATTAAAACCAAATCATAATAAAATTATATACAACCATTTAGATAAATATGGATTACCTAAAATAGGAACTTATTTAAAAGAAAAAGATATTGTTATTGGAAAATATATGAAAGGAAAAGGCGACCATAATAAAGATGTTTATAAAGATATGTCTAATGAAGTTAAACCCGATAATGTAGGTAGTTTAATAGACCATGTTTATACTTGTCAAACTAATAGTAATGGTGATAGAATGGTAAAAGTAAGAACATGTCAATTTAGAAAACCAGTAATGGGAGATAAATTTGCTTCTCGTAATGGTCAAAAAGGAACTTTTGGATTAATGATGAAAAAAGAAGATATGCCTTATACTGAAGATGGAATTACGCCTGATATTTTATTAGACCCTTTTAGTTATCCAAAAAGAATGACAATTAATCAATTTATTGAAATTTTATTTGGTAATTTATCAGCAGAATTAGGATTTCAAGGATTATATACACCTTTTGAAACTATAAATACAGAACAAATTAATGATATTCTAGAAACTAAATTAGGATTATTATCTATGGGAGAACGTACATTATATAATGGTCTTACTGGAGATCAAATGATGGTTTCTGTATTTAGTGGTCCTATTTTTTATGAACGCTTAAAATACATGGTAGATGATAAAATAAATCATCGTACATCAGGAACAAGAACTGTTAAAGAAGGTATTCCTAAACCTAGTGGAGAATATTCTACTGTAAGGCAACCCGTAGCAGGTCGTTCTAGAGGTGGAGGTTTAAGATTGGGCGAAATGGAACGCGACGCATTACTTTCTCACGGTATATGGGGATTTTTAAAAGAAAGTTATGTTGAAAAAAGTGATAAATTTATGATTCAAGTTAGTAAAACAACAGGTGAAATTACAATTAGTAATCCAGAAAAAAATTTATTTTATGATAGTATTAAAGATGGTATTACATCATATCAAGTTGATGATAATACAAGTTATAATAATATTACCCAAGATAAAATCATAGGTGTTAATTTATATAATCAAAAAACTGTTGATTTTGTAAATTTAATAGTGCCTTATACATTTAAATTATTAATACAGGAAATGCAAGGTTTAGGTATGAGTGTTAAATTAGATGTATATACATTATTTAAATTACACTATAAAAATGATAATGATACAGAAGAAAATAATATTATTGAAATGACAGAAGAAGATATTGATACAATGTTAAATATAAATGATGATGCAGAAGAAAATGAAAATGAAAATGAAGAAAATGATGACGACAAAAATGATGAAGACAAAAATGATGACGACAAAAATGATGACGACAAAAATGATGAAAATGATGAAAATGAAGTATTAAATGTAGGCACTAAAAGCGCAGACGAAGTTAATGATGATAATAGTAATAATGACGATGACGAAATAAATGATGAAGATGATAAAAATGAAGATGATAAAGATACTGAATATATAAATGAAGAACTTATGAGTACTAATAATTCAATACAAAATGGTAGTGGTAATTTTAATAATAATATAAATAATGAACATTATGAAAATAATAGTGATAGTGATAATGAAAATAATAATGAAGTATTAAATAATTCTATGTATGGTGGTTTAAATAATAATTTTCAAAGAGCAAATTTAAATCCTAATATAAATACACAATCACACAATCCTAATCAAAATTTAATAGGAGGTGGAACAAGAGAACAATTTGTAATAAAAGAAGATGAAGATTTAAAAACAATAGAAGAATTAAATAATAATTTATTAGGAATACAAAATGCTGGTGAATTAGTCAATATTACTAATGCACAACAACAAAGTATTAAAAATATGGTGTCTTCTCAAAGTAAACCACAATCACATACAAGTACAAATAATCTACAAGGCTTAAATATGTCTTTTGGAACACAAAATGGCGGTATGCAACAACGAAATCAACAACAACAACAACCACAACAACGAAATCAACAACAACAACAACCACAACAACGAAATCAACAACAAAACCAACAACAACAACAATCACTACAACCACAACAAAATCCTAACTATTCAGGAGGAAATTATCAACAACAAAATCCTAACTATTCAGGAGGAAAGTATCAACAACAAAATTCAAATCAAGTAAATTTTGACACAAATATTAAAGTTGTTGAAATAGATTCTAGTAAGAATGATGGTTATTTATATGGTAATAATAAAAATCTAGACCCATTTAAAAATTAAACATAAAAACTAGATTAAAAATATATTTAAAAAATATTAATTATATACTAAATATAAAAATTGAATTTAGAAAATATTTATTTTATTATATTAATATAATGGGCTTATTCTCTAATAAATAAGTGTGGTTTATATATTATAAATATAGTTTATTTAGTTAATAATATAATTTATATTTTAATTTGCAGTAAAAATAAATTTACATATTTGTTAATTTAAAGATAATATCCTAATAAATATTAAGTTAGATACTGTTTTTCTATCTTCCATTGATATATATACCATTAAAAAGTTAAAGCGAAAAACAATACGTATATTAATGTTTATAAAACTTATATGCTTTCAATCCTAAGGTATAAACTCGAACTGAAATGAAATGGAGAAAGTAATTAGTAATTAGTATATAGTGCCTTGATATAGTAGTAATTTTAATATTATTAATTTGATAGAAGGAACACCACATATACTAGGACGCAAGTCAAGAATAAAAAAACTTAAACGTTATTATATAATATATATTTTAATTTTACATTAAAATTATAGTTTGAAATTAATTATTTAAATAATTAAAAATAAATATCTACTTTAAATATAATAACCGTCAAATAAGTTCAAGGCTTTAAAAAGTTCTTGTAGGTTTATCATTTAATAAACACAACTGTTTATTTAAGGATAAGACTAATATATGAATTATTTGTAAGTTTAAAATATTACAGGTTATTAAACATATTAAATTATATTAAACTATATTAAACTATATTAAACTATATTAAACTATATTAAACTATATTATATTAAAGTATTTCTATTAAATAATTAATTATAAAATTAAAAATGAGTAATGAACAAGATAAACTGTCTTCTTTAATTGTAGATATTTATAAATCAAGAAATCATTTATTAGAAATGTTAGAAGATAGAGGGTATAATGTAGAACACCTTAAAAATTATACTAATGAAGAAATAAGTATAATGGCTAGAGAGCATTTAAATAATAAATTTCATATGAGTGAAGAAATAGGTCCGCTTGATATACTACTTGAAAAAAAAAATAGTAAATCTTTAACTGAGAAAATTTATGTTAAATATAAACTTGAAAATAAGTTTAAAGGAACAACACAAATAAAAGAGCAAATAGTTAATATTTATGATAAATATATTACAAAAAAAGATACACTTGTAATTATAAATAATAATAAATTATTAATGGCTGTTGGAGCAAAATATAAACCAGAAGAAGATTTTGTAAATGATTTATACACTACAAAAAATTATTTTATACAAGTATTTGGCATAGAAAACTTTAAATTTAATATTAGTCATCACAATACAGTTCCTAAACATCGTGTATTATCTAATGAAGAAGCAAAAAATATTAAAAATTGTAATGTTAAACAACTTCCTACTATAAAAAGAGACGACCCTATGGCTAAATATATTGGATTACGTCTTAATCAAGTGTGTGAAATTACTAGACATAATATAACTACAGGTTCTAGCATACTTTATAGAATTTGCGAACATTAATTTAAATATTTGTATTTTATATACATTTTAATTTTATCTTATTAATTATTAATTATTAATTTTAGGTTTTTTAGTATTTATGTATAAAATTGATTTTTTATTTATATAAAGTTTATTATTAGAAAACAAGTTAAAATGACTAGTTTTTTAAGTGCCCTCGGTATCTCCGGAGACTCGTCGTCCAATTATGGATTAAGTGATTTAACCATACGTGAGAAGGCAGAATTAAGTAATTTAATCAGTCGTGAGAAGAAAAAAGTTAGTAATTTAACCATACGTGAGAAGGCAGAATTAAGTAAAAAAAATTCTTCTTATAACACTATCGATGAAAAATTAATAAGTATTTGGAGACTTACACCAAAAGAACAAGAACTTGAAGCTGCAAAATTGCTTAAAGAGCAACGAATGAGTGAAGTTCAAAAATGCATTGAACTTGCGCAACAGAGAGCACGTGAGCGCAGATACTACAGTGATATGAATCTAGCACAATTTGAAGAACGTAAGCGTAGCAATACTTGTCAACCATATGCAGTACCGTGTTTTGTATCTAATGGCACAACTTACTATTGCTGATTAATCAGCAGTAGTAGTAGTAGTAGTAGTAATAATAGTAGTAGTAATAGTAGTAGTAATAGTAGTAGTAGTAGTAATAGTAGTAGTAGTAGTAGTAGTAGTAGTAGTAGTAGTATTTTTTTATATTATTTTTTTATAATGGGCTTATCCTCAAATAAATGAGGATAAGCTCATTATAAAAATTATATTTTATATAATTTTAAAATAATTTAATTATAATTGTTTGTATTTTACCATTAAACACATCTAATAAAACGTGTTCTTTAGTTTCTAAAGCATATAACAAATCATTTATATTATTATTCCAATAAGTAAAATCTAATGTTTTATCTTTTTTCAACATTTTAGAAAACTCTTCAACAGATACTTTTTGTTCATTATAAAAATGTTTTTTCATTAAGTTAATCATTTGAATATTATATTTTTGTGTAAATGCAAGTTCCCAACACATACGATTAATTTCAGGAACTTTAGGTTCAACATCAGTATGTTCATTCATAAGTCTATTAATATAAGAATCTTTATTAATATCATATAATTCTTTAACAATTTTTTTAAAAATATCATATGCTAGAATAGAAGTTGTATTTATTGGTAATCCTAAATTATCTCTAAGAGCATTAACATAAACTACATCAAGTTTAGCATTCCAACCATCTTTCATAATAGCGTGAATACTAGAAATCCATCTTTTATCATTATAAACATATTGAGTAGGAGAGTGTCTTTGTGCGTTAGCAGAAATTAATATTATAATACGCATTAATTCTATTAAATATTCAGCGGGGAAGTGATCAAAAATACGTATTTCCATACCAAAAGGTGGTTTCATAGGAGCACCATCAGCACGCCCTCCTTTATTACAATCACTAGGATTATATAATAATTTACACTTTTCAATATTACTTTCAATACCAAATGTGCGAAAATCACCTGTTTGAACGGTTTTTGATTTTTTATATTGGGCAGGTGCTTTTTTAATACAATCATTTAGTTTTTTAGAACCATTAAAATTTAAACCTTTACGCCATGTTTTCTTTATATTACTACCTCTATCTAAACCTTTTGAACCCATAACTCTTATATCACTACCTGCGAAATTACCCCAACCACTTTTCATAACACGAAAACTACCTTCAGGTTCATTTGTATTACCAACACTAGATTGTGATGAACTAAAAAATGCGGTCATCATTAAAGGTTCTATCCATTGTAATTGTTGTGCTGTATGTTGATGCATTTTTACAAAATCTTTAGTGCTAATATTATTATAATGAGGTAAAGTTAGTGTCATATGATAACTTCCAATATAATCTTCTACTTTATGGTCGGTAAATTTATATTCTTTTGAATAAATAGTTGGATGTTCAGGTACAAGTAATTCACTATGAGCACCGCAAGTATGAGATGTAATTGAACCGTATTTTTTAACTTTTTGTTTAGTATGAGGATTTTTCATATGTATATCAATATATTTTTTTTCTAATGTTATAATTTCATTAGAAATACTATCAATTGAACGATTACTAAAATTAGTTGAAATAAGTTCTGGCATTAATACGTTTGCACGTTCTAAAATGTTTGTGATTGTACCTTTTTTTTCACAATTTTTAAATTGACGCCCAGTTAATTCCCAATCCATATTTAATAAATAAATACGTTCTTCTTCAGTAAGATTAATATTTTTATATTTTTTAGCATTTTCACTAAAATCATCACATTTACCCTGAGAAAATAATCTTGTTTTACAACATGAACCACTTTCATCTTTTTCATTCGTTAAAAAACAGGCTGATTCTTGAGAATCAAAAAGTATATTTGTATTTTTCATACCACTACGTGCTTTATGAAAAAGTTGCATTTCATGTTCGATACCAAGACCCCAATAAGGTGTTCTATCTGAAACATCAATATCGTGGAAATTACCATAACGTAAATTACATAATGTTTTTTTCATACTATCTAATTTAATATTTTTTTGTTCTTCTGATGACATATTTTCTAATTTAGTTTCAGCAATTCTTTCAATTATTTTTTTTTGTTTTTCAATATCAATATTTTCAACTTTCTTCTTTTTTTTATCATTGTATGAACCCGTTACATTACCACTTAATAAACTTGTATTTGTTTTCTTCTTTTTCTTTTTATCATCAACATGATCAGAATTTGTATAAATATTTATAAATTTCTTCTTTTTCTTTTTATCATCAACATAATCAGAATTTGTATAAATATTTATAGATTTCTTCTTTTTCTTTTTATCATTATTAATTTTTTTATGAATTGATTTTTTTGTTGTTTTTCTTGTTTTAGTCTTTTGACTTTTAGTAAGTTGTTGTTTACTTTTAGTCTTTCGATTTTTACTTTTAGTAAGTTGTTTTTTAGTTTTAGGCATAGTATAAAAAATTATATTATATTTATTTAAATAATGCTAATATTATTATTAGTTTAGATATTTATTATTATTAGTTTAGATATTATTTAATAAAACGGTAAAATGATAAAAAATAAAATAAAATTGATTTTATATTAATAATATAAAATATTCATACGCAAGTCACAAGTCACAAGTCACAAGTCACAAGTCACAAGTCACAAGTCACAAGTCACAAGCCACAAGCCACAAGCCACAAGCCACACATTGTATAAATATAAAATATATTCAAATAAATAAAAATCACATTTGAATTTACTTTTATAAAGTAAAATGTTTTTTGATACAGTTATAGACTCTATAAAAGATTTAACAACAAAACCACAAGAGTTTATAGGATTATTTCCTAACCCTGGAGAATTCTATATTTTAATTATACATTTACATATTGGATCAAAAACTTCATCAACTGTTCATTTGTCTAAAAATACTCCAGAAACTACTAATCATGAAGAAACAGAAGTGCTACAAAAATTATTTAATAATCCAGAAGTACAATTTAGCCCTGAATTCATTAGTTTATTACCACAGTTTTCAGGTAAAGATATTTATATTCATAATGTGGTTATTTTATTTGACCCACAATATAAAGAATCACCAGAACTAGAAGGTTTTAAGATTGAACAACCAAATGGAAAATCTATTTCAATTCACACTATTAATCATAATGAAACTATTATTCATCATCTAAATGATACTTTTACAACTTTGAACTCAGGTATTAATATTATACGAGTATCAGATAATGTGGACCAACAACAAATTTACACTATTATTGAACTTATAAATAATTTTAGTGGTGTTTTAAAAATACCTATTTTGTTTAATATTATTGATTGTACTTCTAATACATTAAATGAGTTTTATGCTTTAGTTTCTGACAGAAAATCTAACAGAAAATCTAATGTTCATATTACAAGACCTATTTGTTCGCATAAAGATAAAGCAATAATTTCAAATCCAATGATTACAATAGATAGTCTAAATTTATCAGCATTTGAAATAATTAAGTCTGTGAGATGGTTAAATTTAAAAGATGATTCTAAATGTATTACAGATTTAAAGGACATACAAGATGTGTGTGAAAGTTCTAAAAAATCATTTGACTTTTTAACACAAATGTATAAATATACATTTGGTATAGAAATTTTAAATTGTATTATTAAATTATGGGGTAGATTATCTTATACTAATATTCAAGAAATTTATAGAAATGATGAGGATGATGTTAAAAAAAATAAACCAATTATTTCATTTAAATTTAATGATATTACATTAGAAATATTTATTGATTATTGGATTAGTATTGAAGAATTCAGACAATTTTTATTCAATGATTCAAGAAGCGATTATCAATACCATATGATGATTTATATTGATAGTTTTGTATCTAAATACAACACTAAACTTCACGAATTTACACTTAAAGAAGCATTACAATTTGAAGCATTTGAAATCTTTAGAACTTTATTAGATTATTGTAGTGAAGATGCTTCTTATATTAAAAAAAATATAAAAAATATAGAAACTGATGAAGGTTATAAATTACTCGAACGCAAAGACATTTTTGATTATTTAAAATTAAATAACATTTACTTTTAAATACTCACAAATGTCTTTCTTAAACTGATTTATAATCGCTAGAAGCACATTTAAATATTTCTTGTTCTATTTTTTTAATATAATTTAATAATTTTTTTTCTTTTTTATTTGTAGTATTATCTATACTAATAACTACTTTTTTTCATCACTATTTACGTTTTCATCACTATTTACTTTTTCATCAGTATTTACTTTTTCATCACTATTTATTTTTGGGCTTATCCTCTAATAAATAAGCGTAGTTTGTTTATTAGAGGATAAGCCCAATTATAAACTATTGTAATACAATACTATTGTAATATAAAAAATAAAAATAATAAAAA